CCAGTCATCTGTTGCCCCGCGCCGAACTGACGCGCTTGCTCGGTGGCTTTGCGTGCCTCCAACAACTGGCCCAGACCTTGCATGCCGTACTGCGCACCGAATTGACGCGATGCTTCACCAGCCTTCTGTGCCTCCAGACCAAACTGTGAGCCACGCTCAGCACCGAACTGTCGGCCTGCTTCCGTAGCCTGCTGGGCGGTCATGCCAAGCTGGGCTTCTTGTGCACGCTGTGCAAGCGCACGGTCGTAAGCACTCTGTAGGCCACGAGACTCGATATCCCCCATCTGTTGTGCAAGATTACGACCACGCTCCGCTTCAACAATGGCCTGCCGCGCACCACCAAAAGCACCTGCCTGAGCAAATTTGGCGCGCTCACCTTGAGCGGCAATAGCAGACTGCCGCGCCGCTTCACGCTTTTCAATATCAGTAACGCCCTGTTGATACGGGCTCATGTAGCTCTGTACCGAGCCCACCGGACCTAGACCTGTGGTGATGCCCTGCGGGGTGTAGTTAAATCCTGCGTTAAATTGCCCGGCTTGGTACGAACCCGGCCCAATTCCTGCTGTCAAATCTGTTGCTTGGTATGCGGAAGGCGCTTGGAATCCTGACTGAAACTGCGTAGCAGGAGAGGTGGTGGGCGCTTGGAACCCAGCGTTGAACCGACCCGTTTGGTACGGCGTAGGTGCCTGATACCCAGACTGAAACTGCCCCGGTTGGAATGCGTTAGGTGCAGAGAACTGATTCCCAAACGTGCCGGGGGTATAGGAAAGATTGCCCGCCGCTTGGCCTGCCTGCGTCAGAAAGTTTGTAGCGGTCTGGAACTGCCCCGGGGTCTGCAGATTGCTCAGCCCTTGAAAGGCTTGACGCTGAAGTTGTGAAGGCCCAGCAAAGCGCTGGCCGGTGTACTCCTGGTACGGCAGATTTGCAAGCCCCTGCCCCCTCCCCAGCATGTCATAGATGTACGAGGAGAAGTTTGGAGACAGCGTGGACTGAGAAGGATCAAGTGCAGTGGTGTCTGCTCCGCCAGTGGCTGATTTATTACCGCCACCAGTAGTGCTACCAGCATTTGGGTTTGCCGCTAACCAATCTTCAAACGATTTATCTTGCGCGCGCCCTTGACTGCCAGATCCACTACTCCCGAAATACGGGGAGTCATACATATCCATAGTGCCAACGCCGCCTTCCATACTTTTTTGGAAGTCACGGTACGCTTGCGAGTTTTTGTAAGCGTCAATCTGTGCTTGCGTAGCCATTACGCTCTCCTTTGGAGATTGTTCATCAGTGCGTACATCTGCCGTGCGCCACCAAGGCGGTCAACAAAAGGCTTGGGCACGTAGGCTTCTCCGTTGGAGAGTCGTGCGGGGGTTTGACCGTTGCGTCCGTTGATCACTGCGGGGATGTCATCGCTTGTGCCCGTGCCGGGGCCACGGATCATTCTCGCACCTGGGACCAGTTGCTGTATACCCCTTGGCCCACCAGCGCCGTCCACCGCACGCTTGGTCATGACAAACCCGCCGTCTTCCATCTGCACCTTGCCGCCTTGGGCGTAAGCCTGCATCAAGCCGCCTTCGGCTGCGTACCGAGCGATGGGGCCGTAGGCTCCCTGAGTCATCGTGCGGGTGATGGGTTTGGGGCCAGCGTAGGCTTGAGCTACGCCACCACCGGAAGGCCTCGCACGGTCAGAGTACGCAGCAAGCCCAGCAAGCAGCGCCATGATGCCCTGGTTGCTGGTGGCGAAATCACCTGCCCTGCCGCCAAGATTTCTGAGGTTGTTGAGGAGTCGATTCCCCGACCCCGATGCAGCCCTACCCAAGAAGGTGTTTACGTCACCGCCTTGATACGGCGTCCATTGACCACCAGAAAACTTCCCAAGGTTACCGGCTTGGTCTCTAATCAACCCATTTTCTGTAACCACGTAGTCATCTGGAAGGTTGCCCCCAGGTAGGTTATCGTAATCAATTGGGTCGGACTCCCAGCTATACGATGGCAAATTTCCAAGATCAAGCGGGTCTTCACCGCCGAGCGAAAGCCAGCCCAGATCGTCATCCATATTCAACCTCTTCCAATCAGTTGCATTAGCTCTTCGATTGTCATGTCTTGTTCCTGAGCACGAGCTATAGCTTGGAACAAATCTGCTTGTTGCGCTTCTTGCAGGGGAGCGCCTGTGTCATACACAGTGCCAAATGGCGATTTCGCATCAATCTGCGCCCTGTTAACCGGGTCCGTCACTTTCTGCTGCGGCGTCATTATTGCCGAAAGCAGAGCAAGCAGAGCCGGATTCTGTGTGGGCTTCGGCGTGGGTCTCGGTGTAGGCCTTGGTGTGGGCCTCGGTGTTGGTGCGGGCGTTGGGGGGGGGGTTGGGGGGGGTGTTGGTGCCGGCGTAGGAGCGGGGGTGGGTGCAGGAGTCGGCGCTACGGTTGGCCTTGGCGTGGGCGGCAAAGTTGGGATCGGCGTAGGCGCAAGCGTAGTTCCTACAACTTCTATGACCTGGGTTGTCGGGGCAGGCGTTGGAGCAGGAGTCGGGGCAGGGGTTGGCTTCGGTGTTGGAGGCAGCGTCGGGATAGGCGTAGGTTCTTTGGTCGCCGTTATTTCGACTCGTTGTGTCGGTGCTGGTGTCGGTGCTGGTGTCGGTGCTGGCGTGGGTTTTGGTGTCGGAGGCAGCGTCGGGATCGGCGTAGGAGCAAGCGTAGTTCCTACTATCTCAACTCGTTGTGTCGGCGCAGGCGTTGGAGCAGCAGTAGGTGGCAGGGTCGGAATAGGCGTAGGTTCTTTAGACCCTGTTACTTCCACAACCTGAGACGCAGGCGCAGGCGTAGGTGCAGCAGTTGGAGCGGCAGTCGGTGCTGGTGTCGGGGCAGGGTACAACCCCTCCAACCTCATAAGCTCATCGTTGTAGTCCTTAAACGGCAAATTGCCTACTACTGTAAAAGTTTGCCCAGCATCTGTTCCTGAAGCATCGGTTGTTGTCAAATCAGTTTTTGTTGTATCTCCAAGTTTTGTATTGTCTGCTGTATCTGCCGCCTTTGTATCCGTTACGGTTGCGGTGTCCCCGCCTAGTACGCTTAATAGTTCTTGAGTAACTTGGTCAACACCATCTTGCGACACCCCCGTATTCATGTTGCGAAGTGTATCTTCAATATTTTTTGGTAGTGCGGGGTTCGATCCTGGCCTATACTGATTGCCCTCGGAATCTGTAACTATAGTAGTTGCTTTGCCGCCCGATCCAATAATAGTCTCAATTTCTGAACCGTCATCAAACACTATTGTTGAATCACCACCAGTATTTGTTTTGGCATCAACAACATTTTTACCTGTTGCGCTTCCAACAACTGCCTTAAATATACTGTACGGGTCGCCGCCAGATTGAACTAACATGGCACCTGCGTTTAACAGTTTTGGGTCTACCCCCAGAGTCTCAGCTAAAGTATTACTCGCGGCTCCTGTAGCCGAACTTAGTAAAGAACTCATCAATGCTTGTCCAGCATCACCTCCTACAAGGGCCGTTTGAACACCTGACGATACAGCAGATTTCAATGCTTTATCTAGTGCTGTAACTCCCGTTGTAGGCAGTGCGCTACTTACTGCCCCAGGCAAATACGCACTCGCTGCGGACTTCAATACGTCGCCAAGATCCCCGCCTTGTAACGCTGTACCGCCAACATTCGCAGCGATGGAGCCAATTTGAGTAGCAGTTAATCCAGCTGCCCCAGAAGAACCTGCAATTGCTGTGCCAAGCGCTGTGGCAAGCGCTGGGTTCAAGCTAACAGCCGTAAGGGCGAGGGGAGCAAGATCTTTTGCAACGCTGCCAAAGCTGTGAAACATATCACCGAAGAACCCGCGATTTTTCTCACTTCGCCATTGGGTAATCTGACCAGTTACAGGGTCAATGTTTTCAAGAATATCACCCGGTTTAGAGTCTACAGATCCTTTCATAATTCCATGTAACTGTGAGTAATCTTTGTAGTAGTTTTCACCAGACCCATGTTCGTAAAACATGGGGGTGTAAGCTATGCCGTCAACGGTTTTGGAAGGTGGGCCAATATTCTCCTGGCTTATCGCATAATTTGCCCAGTCAAAAGTAAGTGGGTTAAATGCTGCAGGAGCAGGAGTTGGAGCCGGAGTTGGAGCAGGAGTCGGCGCAGGAGTCGGCGCAGGCGTTGGAGTTGTGTCCGCTATTAGATCTTGATAGCTGTAATTATCTTGGTAGGCGTATGGATCGTAAGAATCTTCTTGTACAAACGGCTGGGAAATAGTTTGTTGGGCTGGTGCAGCAGTTGGAATTGGTGCAGCAGGGGGTGCATCATAGGTTCCTACATACCCACGCCCAAGCATGGTGTTGATTGTGTCTTGGCTAACAACACCTGTAGCAAGCAACTCGTTAGGCGTAACTTTGTTTTCGTTGTACCATTTTAATTTTTCTGCTTCCCCAAATTTGTCTGGGTCGCCCCAGTCTTCTGGGATCATTGAAAAAAGATTACGCATGGCTTTAACCTATCACTGCGTCAAGTCGTAGAAGGTTAAAGACCCGATGGCCGCACCAGAAGAGCCCGACAGCACCCGGATGCCCAGCGTATAGATATCACTCGTCCCAGTCAAGGAGGAGCCCAACTGAAGATCCCAGTTGTACCCAGCAGTCTGGTTGATCGTCCCGCTGGACTGGTTAGTGGACTTCACGTACTGGATATCTACGATGGTGCCTACCGTCATGGCCGTGGCTGAAGTGTCCATCTCCACGTTGGCATCGCCTGCGACCGCAGCCCAAGAGGCCGAGGTCAGCCCGGTGGCATTTTTAACCAACACTACCTCAAAGTCATCCCCCGTCGAGGTCGGCATCACGTTAAATTTTGCAGGGAGCACCACTGCGTTTAGCGCAGTGGAAGCCAGCCGGATGGAAACCAGAGGAAGAAAGGTTGTGCTGATTGAAGTTTTGGTCGTTGTCCTGCGGGCCACGTGCTCGATGGATGTCTGCTCGTAGCCACCTTCTGAAACCACCGAGGAGCAAATTTGCTTCATGGACGAAGCGCTTGCCGTCGCTGCGGTGTTGGTAACCTCATACCTGACCGGCAAAATTGCCGTGGTCATGTAAACAGAAGTGATGTCGTTTGCATTTTCAAACGTGTGGCAGACAATGTACTGACTGTCAATGATGAACCCGCACCGAACAGACCCGGCACCAAGCCACTCAAAGTCCATCCACAAAATTTGTGCTTTGGTCAGGTCAAGGGTAAACCCGGAGTCTCCCGTCCCGTCAAGTTTGTCGCCGTTCCAGTTGTCCTGCGTCACGATCCGCGCATCGCTCACTGAGCCTGAGATGTAAGACCGCAGGACAAAGGAAACGGTGCTGTCGTTCTGTTGGATAAACACGCCGTTCTGGGTTCCAAAGTACCCCACCCGCTGGCGAAGCCCCGTCTTGGCGGTGTTCATCACGAACGTAGCCAAACACAACAAACCCTTACCCGGCTGGTACGGCATGCACCTGTAAGACTGCCTTACAACTTCAGAACCACTGGAGGTGGTGACATCCATCCGTACCGATGATTCGTTGGGCAGGTACGTGGTTGACCCTCCAGTGGCTGTGCTGGTGTCAAACTGATTGTCAATAGCGTAGCGGTTCTGAGAGTCAAAAATCGTGTAAGGAGCGCTGGTTCTTAGCCGACCAAAGGCATCGACGTTTGTCCCGCCGATGGAGACTGGAACGGTTGCAGATGTGCTCACAAGTTGCCCCAGAAGTTGGTCGATTTGGTTGAAGTACAGGCGCAGGATTGAGTTGAACTTGTCGAAATACTTTTGGTCGTACTCCTGCGATGCCTGTGGAAGAGCCGGGGCGACAAACCGCTTGATGACGTTGTAGATCAGCGCCATGATTAACTCTTGCGGCCATCAGGCTTGAGATCAATTCTGGGTGAACCTAACTGCCATGTCACGCCCAGGTCTGTAGACGCAATTTTGATGGACATCTGCCGCCCGCGCACGCGGATGTTGACTTGGCCCGTGAACTCCTCCACCGGGACTGTTGCCGAGCGCACGATTGCGCCGTTGTCTGACCCGCCCAAGGATGCAGGATTGTTATACCCTGAGCCAGAGTTCTGCAAGGGCAGAAGCGTCAGCGTTGCGCTGGGATTGTTCGCCGTAGATCCCCGGAACGTGATGTCAGGCAGCACCCGCCACACAAACGCAAAATTGTGCCCGTCGTCAATGTCAAATTCTGACGAGGTGATGTACGCCTCAAGCGGCACAGCGGTCCCTGTGGTGTTGTCGTCTACACCGGACTCATGGTACAGAAGCTGGTCACCGTAAGCCGCAATAGGTAAGTTGCTGATGATGCTCGCATCCATCCATGCGGTGCGATCCATGTTTCCGTAATACCAAATTTTCTCCACGTAGTTGTAAACAACGTACCTGTCAGGAGACGCAGTATTGTTATCCGCAGAACAGTAGAACCACCATACCTCAGTGAACTGTTCTACGGTAGAAGCAAAGACTTGCTCTCTCTGGTTCTGATTGAAATCACTAAAAATGTGTTTCCGCAAATCGCAGGGGAGTGTTTGCACCCGCCCGTCGTACACATAGAACTTATCTTCACCCATCCAGTACAGCACGCCTGACCCCGTGACCATCGCCCGGTCGCTCATCAACGTGACGTTATCGGCAAGAATCTGTGAGCCCCACACAATCGGGGGGCCGAGGTACTGAAGCGAATACAGAGCGATGTCTGTCCAGACCAAGATCTCCTGCCGAACCTGGGCTACGCCTGTGATTTCAGACCCGTGAGACAGCGTGAGGCTTCCTGCTTGGTTGGTCGCTGCGGGCGTCCAGTTGACCGCGCTTTCCTGATCTGACCACCGGATCAGCATCGGGTTCTGGGTAGCTGTACCGTAGTCATTGCACCCAAAAGCCAGAACAAAGCGCGAAGCATCAGACACAAGCATCAGTCGCTGTATCGTCGGTACGTCCGTCGCGCCGGTAAGTGAGGTCAGGTTTACACCACGGGTGGAAAGACCAGAAGAATTATCCCAGTAGTACAGCGGCCCGTCCGTGGGGCCGAAGATCAGGTCTTCACCAAAATTCTGCTGGTCCCACACGCGCAGGGACTCAAGTGATGTGCTCCCGATACCCCACGCGCCACCACCCCAAGGCCCCGCGCCCCACCCAGCCAAAGGTGTTTGAGTAGCTGGACCTACGTTGATTTGATAAGCGCCGACTACGGCTGCGCCGCCGTTACCTGAGTCTGACGCATTGGCTGTGGCCGTAGCAGTGAACGTGTACGTGTTAATTGTCAGTACAGTGATTTGGTATTCTTGGTTTAAGACGGTGGCTGTGATGTTCCCGCCTAGAGATACTGCACCGCTGAAAGTAACGAAGTCTCCAGTTATTGCCCCGTGAGTGGCATCCGTTACAGTAATTGTCGAAGAACCGTTCGTCGCGGCAAAAGTGATGGCTCCTGCGGCTGTGGTCTCTCTTATCGGCGTGATATCAAAGTACGCACTGCCGTACATGATGTAGAACTTGAGGTTCGTTCCGACACCCAGCAAAGACGACCACGGCCACAGCGAACGCGCTGTGCCTTCAAATGTGCTTACGTTTGATAGCTGATTCCAGCCACCAATTTTCTCTGGTGTGCCGTAACGAAAGCGTACTTTGTCACAGTCAAACCACCCGCCCTCAGTGGTATACCTAGTGTTCTCTTTATTGACGCCGGGCTTGAGTTGTATCTTCTTGAGTGGCATATTTACCCCAGCAAAGCAATCTCTGCGGCTCTGCGCTTTACGAGTCCAGGCAATACTTTGCCGCCGCCGCGTACCCACAGGGCCAGTTGCTCTTTGGCACCTTCCCAGTCCTGCTCGTCAATCTTGCGCCGCAGGGTGCTGCCGCGATACCGGGCCACGCCAAGATTGTAAGCAAAGTCGGTCATAGCCCCAAGGGCCTTTGGAAACGCAAGCAACCCCGGCGAAGCCTTCAAAACCCCCGCCAGATAGTTCGTTTGTAGCTCAGACAGCAACCACTCATCCGCGACCTCCTTGGTGATCTCGGGGTGCTCCATCGTCACTTTGGTGCCGTCAGGCTTGAAAACGGTTCCATAGCCAATCGTGGGGTAGCCCGCCGGGCAGATGTACGGCTTCAGCCGTAGCCCTTCAAAGGGGCGGCACAGAGCAGCAGCGATGTCTACCGCCTCACTTGCTGGACCGCTCATACACCCGTCCGACAAACCAGAAGGAGATGATCATGTTGAAGACAGCGAGATCGTCTGCGCCCCACATCGTGACCAAGACCTCCTTCCAGTTGCCGTTCTGTTCTATGGCAATCAGGAAAGCAGCAATTTTCACAGAGGCGTACAGAGCCAGGAAGGCGTAAGTGACCATCGGGCGCACCAGCGCTGAGATTGCAGAGACAAACCACCCGGCATTCTTAGCGGTCTCAGACTGCTCCTTGAACGCCTGAGCCATCGTGTCCATCTCGGCCATCGTCATCTGCGCTTCGACCTGCCGCATGGCGATCTCACCCCGGATCTTGGCAAACTCCATCTCGGCTTCGACCATGCGAAGCTCATGCGCCCGTTCATTCTTCTTATCAAAGAGCTTAAACACCTCTGGCGCGAGGCGAAGCAAACCGCCAAACAGACCACCGATCAGCGACTCAAACATCACTTGGCTCCTTTGATACGTTCGCGCTCTTCAAGCAGCCTGACCTTGACCTGAAGCTCATTGATGTGGTTCATCAACTGCTCTTTGAGGATGGCGCGTTTCTCGGCAGATAGAGGGCTGTCGGTGGGTACGCCGGTAGAGGTGATGAGCGCAGGCATGCTGCCTTCAATCTTAGTCAGACGCTCAGAGAAAGAGTTCACTTGCCCCAGCAGCCATGCGATACAGGCCACCACGATGGGGATGATCGCTTTCAGTACGTCTGACCAAGCCATGATCAGTCGCTCAGGCCAGCGGGCTCGGGTGCCGCGATCTGCGCTTCAGCTTGCGCCTTGACCTTCATGAACACCGGATATGCAGCGTCCAGCGGCAGCTTGCCCAAACCGGCGAGCAGCACGTTCATGTCGTTGACAGACAGATCGGTAAGGGTGATCTTGGGCTCGTTCATTTGTCTTCTGCCTTTCGGGCTTTTTCCTCCAGCGGGTTGTTTTGATAGCCGTGGCGGAGGGTGAACCACAGATACCGTGCGTAGAACCCGATCACACCGTGCTCTTCAATCTGCCGTGCGTGTTCGCGTTCATGCTTGATGAGCCGTTCGTCTTGCAAGCGCTCGGGCAAGATGTAGATGCCCCACGGGAGCGTTACGCCCGCGAAGCCCGTGCGGCGCAGGGTCCAGCCAATCAGGCCGTTTGCGGGGCGGATGACCATGGCAGCGGGGGAGTTAGGTATAATCCGGCATGGACTTCTTTGTTTACATTCATCGTCGGGCTTCCAATGGTAAAGCGTTTTACGTTGGGAAGGGCACTCGCTATCGTCACAAATCAAAGTGGAACAGATCTCAGCATTGGCACAACATTGTCAACAAGCATGGTTACACCATTGAGATTGTTCAAGCAGGCATGCAAGAGTGGTGGGCTTTTGAACTTGAGAGAGAACTGATTCTTAAGTACCAAGCGGAAGGTCTTTGCAATCGCACTGAAGGAGGCGAAGGAGCATCTGGATGTGTTGCATCGGACGAAACAAAACAAAAGCACCGAGAACGCCGCTGGTCTCCAGAATGGAGGCAAAACCTTAGCCAAAAAGCCAAAGAGAGGTTTTCAAACCCGGAGTTCAAACTGCAATATATTGAACGGCAACGCCAAGTAATGAATCGACCAGAAGTCAAAGCCAAACTTAGCGCTGCAATGATCAAACATTTTTCTGACCCAGAGGCACGAAACCGAACTAGGCTTTTATCACTCAAACAATTTTCAGACCCCAAAGCCGTTGAGATTGCCAAAGCAAAAGCCTTAGCTCGCTTTGACAGCCCCGAAAAAAGAGCTAAACACGCGCAAGCAAAAGCGGTTGTCTGCTTGGCTAACAATTTAGTTTTTGGCACAACTACATTGGCAGCAGAATGGGTTTCCTCTTGGCGAGGAACCAAAGCAGACAACTCACAAATTGCAAAGGCGTGTCGAGGGGTCATTCCAACTGCCTATGGCTTGCGATGGAAATACCTTACGCCACCCACGGAAGTTTTAGGCTCACCACGGGCGGGTTGATCTGGTTGTTGATCAAACTCTGCACCGCAGCTTCAGTTGCGTCCTTGTTCACGCCGTTGTCCCAGCACCAGCCCAGCACCATGTCTTGCGTCAGGTCTGGATAGGGTGTGAAAGAGCCCTCGGGCGCGGGGAATGAACAGGTGCCATACACCGTAGAGGCGTAGTCGCCGTCAGCGCCGTTGCAGCGCCAGCCAGCAGTGACAACTACGTCGGTGTTGTCGCCCTCAGTGGGCTTGCACTGCATCCATTCGATGATCCAAGTGAAGGTTGTCATGGTTGTCCTTTCAGGGGTTAGGGCCCAGCGTCACGCCAAGCGCCGCCAGAGTAGAAGTACAGCTTGTTGTTCGTGGTGTTGACCACGATGGGTGCCATGCCCGTGATAGCCGTGGGCACGCCGGTCGGAGTTCCCGCACAAGTGGGAACGTAGAGGAAACCGTCTGTGGCGGTGGTGGCGAGTGCTACCGAGCCTCCTGCAACGACGTTGCCGGTGGAAGTGATGCGGGCGCGTTCTGTGGCTCCCGTGTACATTACCATTGCATCAGAAGCGGAACCAATGCTGACGTTGTTGTTTAACAAGCCTGCATTGCTAAATGAGATTCTGCTGTTATTTCCAGTGCTGGAAAAATAATTACCGATAATTCCATCAGTGGCAAAAGCAACAACAAGAGCAACACTAGGGTTTGTAACACCAATACCCACGTTGCCACTTGAATTCAGCACCATCGCACTCGCAGGCGCTGAACCCGACACTTGGAAAGCATCCGTGCTTCCAGCAGTGCCTGCTCCCTTGACTCGGAATGTGCCGTCGGAGGAGACAGTCATTACCTGCACAAAGGCATTCGCGCCCGTGATCGGGTCGCCTGCGGTGCCGGAGGGGGCGGTGTAAAAAGCATAAGAACCATTTGCTGCTTCAATGTATTGGGCAGTACCGTTGTTTTTATAAATGTAATTTGCAGAACTATTACGATATGCGTTGGTCAGAATTTCTAATGAGTTTGTTGCAGATCGGCTGTAAATACCTCCATAATTTGCAATATCAATTCCACGATAGCTACTCAACCAAGCACTCGGCGTCACCCCCAAGCCGAGGTTGCCGGAGGAATTAAACCTTGCAGATTCAGTAAAAGTAGTTCCGTCGGTAGAACGACCAAATATCAACTCGTTATTTGAACCACCAGCAGCATCTACACTTGCAATCCAACTTGCGCCACTTGTATTCCCAAATACCAGTCTTTGGTTGTCGCTGGTAGAGCGGACTACACGTATACCGTCATACCAGTTTGACCCACTTTGTTTAACATCCAGCTTTGTTCCCGGCGAAGTCGTTCCAATCCCCAGCCCGGTGCTGGTGAGGCGCATTTGTTCGGAGCTGTTGATGTCAAAGCGCATGGTGTTATCAGAGTGTTCATAAGCAATACGACCGACAACATCACTATCGCCATCCGCAAAGTTAAGAATTGAACCATCTGTATTTTTGGCTCTGATGTAAACATTTGAGTTGCGGTTTGTACTTGAAAAATAGACCGCAAGATTATCAGCAGTAGTTCCTGCTGTTCCTGTATTTGCAACATGAAGCCGACCAGATGCACTTGCAATGCCGACACCCAAATTAGTCCCATTAAACGTCAGCGCACTCCCCGTGGTCAGCGCACTTGTGCTGGAGGCATACACCACCCCACCGGAGGTAAACGAAGTCAGGCCCGTGCCGCCGTTCGTCGTTGCAAGCGTGCCCGTAACGCCCGTCGAGAGAGGCAAGCCCGTGGCGTTGGTCAGCGTGACCGAGGTGGGAGTGCCAAGGATCGGCGTCACCAGCGTGGGGGAGGTGGCGAAGACCGCAGAGCCTGTTCCTGTCTCGTCTGTCAAAGCACCAGCCAGATTGGCAGAGCTAAATGAACCCAAAGAGGTAGCGTTGCCTACACTTGTGACTGCGCCAGTCAGGTTTGCATTGGTTGTTACGTTACCCGCAGTCAAACCTGCAGCAGTGCCGGTGATGTTTGTGCCGACCAGAGCAGATGGCGTACCCAGCGCAGGCGTCACCAGCGTGGGAGAGGTGGACATCACCACATTGCCCGTGCCCGTGATGGCGTTGGACACCAAGTTCTTTGAGGCGTCAGTAAACACCGCCTGCGAGGCCGTCAACGCGGCCACAGGCCCCAGTGAGTTCACTGCCTCCACCACGTTCGTGCCGTCGCAGTACAGGAGCTTGTACTGGCCCGCTGGGACAGAAATACCCGTGCCACCAGAGGTCTTCAGCGTCAGGGCAAAGCCACCTGTCGTGTCGTTCCTGAACACGTACATCTTGCTCACCGCAGGGCAGATGACGTTCTTGGCCTCACCCGGAGTACCTGAGGCCACAATGAACATCCGGCGTGCTTCGTCCGCAGTGCCAGAATTGTTACTCAGCGTGTACGCAACTCCAGGGCCACCCCACGTAGAAATCGTTGTCGTACCTGCTACCGCAGCATCAAGCAGTTCAGTAATGCCGGTGTTTACAGTATTGCCCCACTGACCACTTAATTCCCCCGTAGCGGGAAGCGTGAGACGCAGCGAGGTGGTGTATGAAGATGGCATTTTTTACCTCAAGCAAATCGAAGAAGCGCCGTCGTTGCCGTAGCAACCGGAAGCTGTACCGTAAAATTTGGACCGGCAGTTTTGTCAGCACCGAAGTCCAAAACGGCAATAGCACGGTCGGCTTTGGAAGTGTTGTAGATCAGCGCACCACGGGTGACAAAACTAGACCCAGGCCAAGCCGGGTTGTCAAAAGTCGCATACGCCGTAGTACCAGAAAGAAGGACTTGGACGTTGACAAGAACCACCCCGCCAGCGGTGTAGCCTGTGCCTACAACTTCATTAGTTGTGGTGTAAACCGTGGTGTCTGCACCAAGAGAAGCGGCGCTCGTGTAGAGCGCCATCTTCAACGTGTCGGTATCCAGATCATGGATACCCAGCCATGACTCCTGTTTGAACGAAGAGCACAGCGTTTGTACCAGAGCCATTTAGATCACCACCAATTTATTGCTTTTTTTGATATTTTGTACTGCGGGGATAACTTGTAAATTCCAAGGAACATGCAAGCCTGACACCGACACCCCTTTAAGCGGCACTACGTGATCTACATGCCATTTAAAACCAAAAAGTTTTGTGCGCAATTTTGCCATGTAATACGCCTGCCGAATCATCCATAGATGGTCTTTTGTTAACCACCGAGGCGTCCGCAATAATTTTGCACTTCTCCTTTTTGCCGTGTCTGCATTTTTAACATCGGGATGTTTTGCTCTGTGATTTGCGGCGTACAAAGCGGGTTTTTCTGGGTTTTCAACCAACCACGCTCTTTGCTTCTGATACACGCGTACCCTATTATTTTTTGCGTACACTGCATCCCGTGCGCGTTTTTTGTTTAAATTTTCTGGGTTGCTTACAAGTTTTACGTAGTCTTTCTTCCTCTGCGCCGCAGTGCGTTCTTTATTTACTTGCCTATACTTATTAAGCGTCTCTTTTGCGCAGGTAACACAAGACCCTGATACACGGCGTAGTCCTTCTAGTTCTGCATGCTTTTTGCACACTGAACCATAGCACAACGGCTGTTTAAGCTGTTTTGCTTGCTGCCGTGTTAACCGAGTGTCCATTCAAATTACCCGTGTTCTAACTTGACCTGTCCGATATGCGTCGGTTCTGTTTTTCCCATCGCCCAGGTTCTTCAACAGCGTCAGTGACTGCACGTACTCTTTGTCCATCAGCGCAACGATGTCCTGCTCCTGCTTCATGAACCGGGCAGCTTCCAGCATCACCGCGTTGAACAGCACCGAGTCAAAGTTATTACCCAACCATGTGGTCGATGCAGTGACGATGCTCTCCGGGTAGTAGAAGTAGTTCAGTTCCGCCGTCAACGCAGCGTTGGGCGTGGGGCCAAGCAGGAAAGACTGCACCAGCGGAGTGCCGGTCTGCGTCCCGTACAGGGCGTAGTACTGTGGCGTCCCCGTTGTAGTTGAACTCGGGAAAGCCTCCCGCATGAAGTTCACATCTTTGTTCAGCAGGTAGCTGAACGTAGTGCCCGATGTAACCCCAAAGGAAAACGCAGACAAAAAGTCTGTCGGCACTACAAGCAACGGATTACCAATGGTCAGCGTGAGGTTTGATGTCTTCCGCAAATTGGGAAGCTGCACCGAGTTGTAGATGCGTTGCTCTGCTAGCCGGGTCAGCGTAGCAAAGTCTGTCGCCGAGAAAGTGTTCTCGGTGTAATCCTCAACGGCAGTCTGCAACTCGGTGTAGTTCAAGTTTCACCTCACGCCATCGGCCCACGAGACATGAAGCCCCGCGTAGCGGCACCAGATCCACGCTGCTTGATCCCGGAGGTCTTCGGCCCCGGAGCAGACTCCTTGGAGATGCTGCCCACCACCATGCACAGGTCACGCGGATTGACAGGGCCTTGCGGGTATGCCTGCTTGGCAGGCGGCAGTTTTGTGATCTTGCTCATAGCTCACCCCGTCTTCTGGTTCATGGCGCGGGACATGTTCTTGCCCATGCGCATACGGTCCTCAGAGGTGGGACCGCCCTTCTTGAAGGCTTTCCCGCCCTTGGCAAGCTTGGTCAGCGGCTGACCAGGGTGCTTCGCACGCTCGTGCTTGTGGACATCTTTCATCTTTCACTCCTTAGGTCGTGACAATTTGGACTGTACCAACATATCCCTGCCCGACCAAGCTATTTGGCGTCAGGGGCGCATCAAAACCACTGGACCCACCTATCGGAGCCCAGCCCCACTCAATCACCCGGCTACCCCCGCCGAACGAGCCCGTAGCAGTCACACCAGACGAGTACCAAGTGTTCGTGTCAGGCCGAGGATCGCGCAGAGCCTGGGGGTCCGAGACCGGGAAACTGCCTAGCAGTAATTGTGGTTGATCTGGGGTCCAGCATTGGGGACACGCTTTAATCTGTGTTTGCTTGGTTTTGACTACGAGATTCTTTAGCTTCTTGAGGTCAAAACGGAAAGAACAGACATCGCAATATCCGAATGCCTTTGCGCCGTTTGCAAAGCGGTTGCTCATGATATGAATTGTTGGCGAGGCACGAACCGCACCGCTGCCTTCTCACGGTCCTCGCCCATAGCCAATTCCAGATCTTGATCGTACTGCGCTTTTAGTACTTGCATTCTTTCCATTGCACCGGGGATTTTCATGGAAAGATAGTACGCAAGGCCAGAGATAAGTGGCGGTATAAAACGAAACGGGATGTCTTGAGTGTACGTCCCGCCTGCGCCAGCATCTTGAAGTCTACGAAGCCTCCAATAGACAAACTGATATTGCTGTGACCCATCCGGCGTGGGCCAGATAACAACTTGAGGCGTCGGTGCCTGCCGGTTAACCCACACTTGGATAGGCCGCGCTTGTTGCAATTTGTTGGGGATACTGGAGTACGTAGAGACCGAGATGCGCGTAATGGTCAAATCAACTTGCGTGGAAACATTGCCTGCGCCGGTTCGAATGACATGCTCCAGAAGATCCACCGTGTCATCTGGCAAGTTATACGTATTTGTACCCTGTACAAGATTAATTGTTCCAGAGTCTACGGTCCAAAGATTTATGCCTAAATTTGCCCACGATGCAAGGAGAATGTTTAACGACCTCCTAGCGGTACGTAGGTCATATCCTGTTCTGGCCTCCGCTCCGCAGCGTTCAAAACTTTCCTCCAGAATCTCATTAAGATCTGGATTAAAAACCGTAGTTCCGGAAGTCGTCATGTTTTACTCCTGCAATTATCAAAATGCCAGCGCTTCATGGTGTTTAGATGCCCCTCTTTACCACAATGCGGACAAGTTACAGGAGGGCGAGCCGCGTGCGCAGCCCGCATCTTTGCGCGAGTATCTTCTGAATGTTCTTTGCCAAAGTAAGGATTGTTCTTACCAGATAGCTTTTCCGAAAGCGCCTGCTTAATTTCATCTGGCTTTTCTTTGCCGTACATTGGGTTCAACTCACCCACAAGGCGCTTCCGTGTACCGGACTCAAACCCATGCTTTGCAGCCAAAGCTATTTTTTCAATCTTAGTTGTAGCACCTGCCGCATCGTACAAAGCCTGCAATGGTGTTTTATGCACTCGAACATACCGCTTTTTTGGTTGTGACAGCCGCTTCTGTTTTAGTTGCTCTCTATATCCAGCAGTAGCCTCGTAGATTTTGCGTTTTGTTTCTTCTGATACAGGATGGCCTTTTTGCGCAGCAGACATATTTTTACGTGCCTGCTGGCTGGCTTTTCTGCCTTGGCCAGCTACAGAAATTTTAGCTCGCACTTCAGGTGTTGGCGCTCCTAGCCCACCACCGCCACCACAAGAGTTGTATGTGGGTTGCAACTTTAAAATCCAAGCAATCTCAGCAGCGTTCAGTGCATCTTTGTCCGCGCACTCTTCTACTACATCTACGGTAAATGCTTCCCGCCCATGCTTGCGGATGGCGGCAGCAAGAATCCACCCCGCCCCAGAACGAGCATCAGAGCAATGCTTAGACCAACGCTTATACAGCGCTGTCTTTGTCTGCCCGATGTAGATGTGCCCGTTCACAGTGTTGGTTACCTTGTAGATGACCCCGTACATGCCAGACCCTTTTGAACTTCGGTCTGGGTATGATACTGGCAATTTTGCATGGTGTCAATCACTTCGCTGTCAGCGCAGAACGCTTGAAGGCTTTGGCAGTAGGAGCGCCGGGAGCACCCGGCTTGCGCATGGTTTCACCCGATCCAGCGGCAATCCGCTTGCGCTTGGCGTTGATGTTGGCATAGAGCCCGACCTCACCACCTTCTGCGTACTGCGTAAAGTCGGTGTTGTCACGGCGCTTCTTCACCTTGCCTTTGGGCATCTTGGAGGGGTTGATGGCACCCATGCCCCTGCTTGAGCGCATCTCACACCACCTTGCACTTGCGAAGGCCGCGCCGTTCGCAGCCGCTACCCTTGACAGAGCCACCTTTGGCATACTTGGAGTCTGGCGTCAAAGCGCTCTTTTGCTTGTCTACAAGCATTTCACGGATTCCGGCAGGAATCGTTGAGTCAATCCCTTTCTTGGGATGACGCTTCTTCAGCGACTCTACTTCACGCTTAGATTCGGCTGCGTAGTCCATGACTGTTCCTTAGCAGGCTTTGCCGCCCATTGCCATCTTCACCATCTTGCCCTTGGTCTTGCCCTTGGACTCGATGCCGCCGCCCTTGGCGTAGGCCATGCCGCCGCCCATCATCTTCTTGCCCTTGGCCTCAGCCATCTCGTGCTTGAGCATCGACTTCGGAGCGCCCTTCTTCTTCATGAAGGCCACTTCCTTCTTCATCATTTCCTTGGACTCTTTCATACTGCCTCCTTCGGCATGTGCTTTGGGACCAACAAACTTCTTCGCTACGCTGGGTGAGACATCTGTCTTGCCTGCAAGTGAAGCATACATAAATCTGCGCTGTTTTTCAGACTGGACAGGCATCAGTCATCTCGCCGTTGCCGAAAATTGTCCAGTTTCTTCTCTAGTGAGTCGAAGCGTTCAAACAACTGCTTCATGTCTGCCCGGAACTCGGCACGCGTGATGTGGTCACGGGCAATCTCTTCCCGCGTGCGGTTGAGCAGGATAGATATGCGATCAAGCTCCCGAAATTTGGAAGACATGAAGAACGCCACTGCACCAATCAAGATGGTCAGGACGAGGTTCCAGAGCATTGTAGCTTCCATGTCAGCCCCGTAGTTCAAACAAAACGACCTTTTGTTTTGCCACGTTGGGCACAACCGTCAGCGCGAGAAGATGCCTTACTCTTTACCTTGCCGCCTTTAGCCAAAAATTGGCCTTCGTCTCCGTACCCAGGAACAGCATACCTGCCAACTTCAGAATCTTTACGCAAATCTTGTTCAACTTGGCGTCTTTTGGACTCTGTTGTTGACCCAAACGGGAACATACGACCATATTTTTCTTCAGGTATTTCACCTCTAAGAAATTTTATATCTCGCAAAATCGCTTTGTGCTGCTCTTTTGGAGACAGACGATTGCCTTTCATAGGGCGATCTGCGGGGTCAGCGTTTGCTTCATCACTGAAGCGCTTATTCATACGCATTTGATCTTCAATTGTGTGACCACCACCGCCAATAGTAATACCACCCATGATTGCTCCTTAACAGTTCCATGCCCGTAGGCTTTTGTTGATACGAGAGTTCGGATCTTTAGCCGTCTTTTCGCTGGTGAGCTTGTTCTTCATGCCCTTCATACGGGCACAGAATGAATCACGGCGCGGGCCACCTTCAGGCTGCGGGGCTTTGAGCCCAGGCTTGCCGGGGTTGGCTTTGTTGTAGGAAGCCCGCCCTTTGGCGTTTAACCCGCCCTTCTCGGACTTG